TGTTGCCATCTCATCATCGTTCATTGCGTCAAGTGTACTATGTTGTACTTCTTTCTTCTCAATCAAGAACCCTAATAACTGCGACTTTAATCTTATCGCATTGACCGCGGCAGAGTATTGTTTCTTGCTGCATGCATCTTTGTACACAACGTCAAGCTTAGCGACCTCTTGTGACACACTTTCTGATGTCAAGCGTCTAGCATCAACCCTTAATCTATCGATGAACTGGATAATCTTATCTTTCTTTAAGTTTCTGGCAGCTTGTACATGAGCAGAAGTTTCAGAGTAACCTGCGTCAACAGCACTGGTTCTTTTACCTTTTCCTTGTGCTATACCCTCACAAAACTTCCTTTCCATTGAGGTTAAGGTTGCTTCGTTAGTCTGATGGAGTTGGTCTATAGTTATCGCCATAATTATCCTACTATAACGATTATTTTATGATTGTAAATTAAAGATTATTCTCTTGAATGATCTTTTCTTCTATAAAATAATGGTCGTGATATTGTTTCCCATTATCAATAGTATATAGATAATAACTTCCTAAGGCGCTATCGTGTTCTAATTCGAATACACCTACCTTTTTATTATTATAGAAGATGTTTCCATCTTGTTCATCATATCCACACTTTTCTATTACTTTACCTTTTTTATTTTTAAGAATTAAACTCATGGTTGTCTCCTATATTATATTAATTTCTACTTCTTTGATTACGCATGTCTCACCAGTATTACTCTCTACGAAATCTCTGTGTTCTTCTGCTGATGCTTTATCTAAGAAAATAGAGATTGATTCATAACTCGAATTTACTCTGTTGAAATCTAAATTAAATCTACTAGGAAATGCCATGTAGGTTACTGGATCTTGACTGATTTTATCTTTAGGTCTAAAGTCTAAATTATTAACTATGTAGCCCCATACTTTCTTTTTAGAAATGTCCATACTTTCTCCTTTTTAGTTAGTTTTTAATTAATTTAAAAATATAGAATATTAACTTTTATTAAACAATATTAATTATCTTAATTATTTTTAACTGTATGGTAAAAATGATAATATATTATTTCATTGGCGTCTTGTTTACCTTTGAAAGCTATACTCGTTAAATATCTACCATCATAAAAATCTAAAATAGTAATATTTTCTGTTGAATCGTAGAAAATTTTACCAGAGGAATCTTCTTCTGAATTGGTAAATTTAGCTATTGGACTTTCTTTATCTATGTTGCTAGAATAAGTTTCTCCTAAACAAACATTTTTTAATTTTTCTATTAACTTTTTCATTTTAGTCTCCTTTTTAGTTATTTTTAATTAATTTAAAAATATAGATTATTAATCTTTGTTATACCAAGATATTTCTTTTAATGTATCTTTATAAGCTTGATTATCCTCTGGATATTTACTTATTAAACTATTGAGTGTTTTTCTTTCGGACTCAATAGTGTTGTAAGTTTCTTCTTCTATTTTAATAGTGACTTTTCTAATAGTTCCGTAATCTTCGTTAGTGCGTCCAGAAAACCATTCTGCGTCACCTTCTGCTTCTTTATGTGAAGTGTATATAGGAAGAATTTCTGGTCTTAAATTTTCTTTTTGATTGATATCCATTTCTGGTTTTAAGAAAATAGTTTCGTATAGTCTTTTAGGACTGTCAACTTTTTCCATATCTTTATCGTTAAATTTTAATACTATGTATCCAGTATATTCCATTGTGCTCTCCTTTTTAGTTAGTTTTTAATTAATTTAAAAATATAGAATATTAATTTTTGTTAAACAATATAATTTTTAACTATAACTAGGAGGGTATTTAGGAAACGATTCAGGTGTTCCTCGATAATAAACATCTGCCATTAACCCGTACTCAAAAGAAGTAATTTTCTTACCAAACCTTTTATTAAACATTCTACAAGCCCTCAAAGCTTTTTTAATATCTTTAAATAGAGTTTTACCTTCCTTTACTCTATCTCCAGCAGTAAAATACCAACCACCTTCTTCAGATCCTCCCTCTAATCTGTCTGTATAATAAACAGCTACTTTCCAGAACTTAACTTTTTTGGTCATTTTCTTTCTCCTTTTTAGTTATATATTTTTTTTTAAATGATTTACTATTTTTGTAGTAAATTTAACTCCAAGATTTTTTAATCTTTTTTCTTCCGATTCTTCTTCTAAAGGAGTGCACAAGCAATACTCTACTTCTTTATCTTCATATGTTGTTTTATATAAGTTTTTTATCATTTTTTTTATCATTATCTTGCTTTTTTTTAATTGTTTAATCTACACATTTTAAACATTCCGTTCCGTGCTCTGTATGTATTGCGTAAAAGTCTTTTGCCTCGGTAGTTTCTTCTGTGTATTCCTCACCGCAAGTAACACAAGTCCAACCGTCGGGATAAGCTTCTATTGCTTGATTTGCTTTTAGTTTTTCCAGTATCATTATGTTCTCCTTTTTAGTTAGTTTTTAATTAATCTAAAAATATAGAATAGAAAATAAGGTTATACAATATTTTTTACTTATTTTTCCATTCTGGATAATCTTTGTATATTTGAGGCATGTTTTTCTTTATCATTCTTGAAACATCTACTTTTGATATATTATAATATTTCTGTCCATCAACAGGATATCTCCCTGCTTCGTCCATTGTAGGATCTATTATATATTGTCCATCAAATTCGAACCCTAACATACCATCTGATATTTCACTGATTCTTGGAGATTTTTGAATTTTATTCATTTTAAAATCTTTAGGTAATACAGTTTTGTTGTGTGATTTTACGTCTATAAATTTACTCATACTCCTCCATCTCTTGTTGCTTTTACTTGTGCGTCAACTCGTTGAATGTTTCTTTCTCTTTCGTGATAGTCCTCACGTTTGATACAATCTATTTCATTCATACAACTTGCTTTTCCATCAACATCTTCTATTTTATCAAAAGTAGAAATAGTTTTACCTTCTAATTCTACTTTCCACATTTTATCTTTTTCGAAGATATCATATCCTCGATACATTCCATCTAATCTTTTCATATCGCTCCTTTATTAATTAAATTAAACTTATTAAATAAGATAATAAAATTAAAACAGTAATATACAATATAATAAACATTAACCTATAGTTTGACTACTATACTGCAATGTAGCTGGATCACATTTATTAGGATCAACATCTGATATTATTCTATTACTTGTATCATCTAACCTTCTGCTAAGCAGACTAATAGTGTAATGTAATAAAGTAAATTGTTCTTTAGTTAATACTTTGTTAAAATCTTTTAACACTTTTTCTTGTTCTTCATCAAGATAAACTGTCAATTTTTTATATTTTTCGGCCATTATTATGCTCCTCTATTCGTTTAGGTATTACTTTATCCATATCGCATTGATCGCAACACACGCCTTCTTTTGCTAGTGGATCAGGATTATTTCCCCAACCAACAAAACTTTCATTACATAAAACACATACTTGTGAATTATCTTTATCCATAGCTTTCGCTTCTTCAGAGTCCATAGGATCTCTCATTATTGGTTTATCAGCCATTTATTCTCGCCTCCTCTATGTTTATTATTTTTATTCCGTATGGTAATTTTTCTACTGGATCACTTTTAGATTGATCATTTTTAGATTTCCATGTAGCTTTATAGACAATAGTGCTTGCTTTAAAGTCTTTCACATATTGAGCATAATCTTCTTTAGACATTTGCTCTTTGTATTTAGTAAACCAAGTTTTTGCTACGAAGTCTGCAATAAATCTTTTAGACATTAACTACCTCCACAATATCATATTTATCTCTCATATTTTTAGAAGGACCTGGCTTTAAACTTATTTGTTTAAAACTAGGCGCAGTATCATGTTCGATAGGTGTAAACATTACATCGAAACCATAATAACATTCTAAATACCAATCCTGGATATTGCCATGCATTTTATAGCTACTAGGTTTAGATCCTAAAGAATATTCTACTCCCCAATCATGTGGACCTGCTTCAAAACTAACAACAATAATTTTATCACTATTAGAATCACTATTATAATCTTTGTAAAGTGAGATATTAGTTTCCCAATCTGGATCCATACCCATTGCTTTACAGTTTTTATCTATTGCAGCTTTAAAACTTCTTGCTGCTGTTAACATATCGACTTTTTGAGTAACAAAGTCTGGTAATTTAGATAACATATTATTCTCCTTCTTTCATAGGTCTTTCAAGAACTACATTACCTCTTATTGATCTATTTTCTAAAGTAGTTCTGTCAATAGGACCTTGTCTTTGTTCTAATTTATCAAAACGATTATTCCACCATCTTCTATATCCAGCAGTTGCTCTTTCGTTTATAGGAGATTTTAATGAAATAGCATTTTCGCTACATAACATTTCGTAATTATATTGTTGAATAGTCGAATTACTAATTTCAACAGTATCATCTTTAATTAGACCACGAACTATATCCCAATCTAATTTTTCTGTGCTTGTTCTACTAAATATCTCACCAGTGGTAAGAATTAAGAGTTGTTTATACATATTCTACCTTTCTATTAATTTATCTTAAAATTAAGAATAAAATAATTTATATCAATTTAAACAAAATTATTTATCACTCCATAATCTTAATAAAACTATTGATATAATGATTGCTAATAAAAAATATTCCATATTTACATATCCCTCGATATAGAAATACTAAGATCAGTTTTATTAATAAATGTAAGCAAATACCATACAAAAATATCATATAAACATTGATTAGTTTTACAAAAATGAAGAGAGGGATCTTGACCCTCATAAGGTGGTTTTGTTTTAGCATATCTTGAAAAAACAAAAGGTTCATAATCACCATCAAAACTAATAGTATCTTCTGTAGAACTATCAACAATTTTATCGCCTGCTATTTTTTGAACATAATTATGATATTCATTTTTAATTAATTTCCAATCCTCATTAGAAATATCATTATGTTGATGCCAAAAATTTGTATATCCCATTTTATTCT